GGCGTTGTGGCCGTGAGCCGATACGTACCCGGTTCAAACTGGGACGCTCGGTCAAACGCCACGATTTCACGCCCGATTGCTTGCGGCGTCTGGTAGCGAATCCACGACTTCTTGTCCTTCGTCTTCACGTAGGTCCGCGACAGATGGACTTCCACGTCGGTATGGAAGAGCCGTTTCGCGGCGTTGGCGGCTGCGCAGTGACCGGGGTCGTTCCGTCTGGCGCCGCTGACATCCGCCTTCGTCACCTCCAGCACGATGTCGGATCCGAGTGGGGCATCGATCAGCGGGAGGCCCTTATAGAGATGGGGCTTGCGTGTCTTGCGCTGTGTACTCATGGCCGCCTCGCATGGACGTTTTGCAGGACCGCGCCCGCATACACCCCGTCCACCACGATCAATAGGGCCAGTGCCGCCGCCTTGTTCTTTTTGGCGAGATGCGAGCTGAACAGAATCGTGCCCACCGACAGCGCTGCTTTGGTGACCAGCAGCTTTGGGGTGGAGCTCGCCATCCCGGTCATGGCGGGATTCCCTTCCCGTGCATGGCCGGAGGTCAGCGCCATCCGCGTGCTGACGAGATCGCCCACTTGCACGCCTACGAACAGCGCCTGCAAGGGCGTTAAGGCGGCGGGACGCGCCAGCTTATGGACCAGCTCTCCCGCCATCGCCGGCGCACAAAAGAGGCTGAGAGAGACGACAGCGGCAGCCAGGCGCCTCCGGTGGTGACGCCCCTTCGGATCCTTGGGCGGGTCGGGCGTCAAGAGGAGGCGGAGCAGCTCGAGCCGGGTCATGAGGTGGCCTCCATCCGCAGACGGTTCTTGGCCGCACCGAGCGCGGTGTCAGCCTGTGCCATGCTTGGCTGGAGATCGTCACAGCGGAAGCCCGGCACTTGAAAGAGTTGCCACGCGTCGGTCAGCGGCAGAATGACGGGACCAAGGGCCTGAATGCGCTCGATCAGCGCGTCGATCGTGCGCTGATAGCTAACGCTTCCGTGTTCGGGCATCGGGAAGTCGCTCATCGAGGGCACCCCGCCGCATCGAGGTCCGCATTGATCTTGGCGACACAGGCGGGACACGCCGAATGGCTCACCTGGCCGGGAAACTGCCGGTTGAGGGCATCGAGATCGGCTTGGGACGTGTGCCACGCGCAGACGGTGAAGCGAATCGGCAACGGGTGACTCGTGCGAGACGTGTTTGACATGAGACGAGCTTACAGTAACCGCTTGCACAAGTCAAGCAGCCGCTTTTCGACGCTTCTCGGCTTGAACTTTCCGGGCCTTTTTGAGGCTTTTCAATGTGGCGCGGTATTTCTTGGGCGAGGACACCGAGCCGCCAAGGCGGCCCAAGGCGACCGCCGCCGGGTTCTTCATGGACATAGTGCCCTGAGTGTAACCGCTAACTGTACAAAAAGCCAGTACCGACACCCGGACATCTTTTTCCGTCATCGGCTCTTTCGGGAGCGTCCAGCGGAAACCAGCACACGTCATCTGCACGACGATGACGGGACGGGGCGCGAAGGGACCCTGTGCTCAGGGTCGAGATGTCCGGGACAGCGCACTTCCCCGTACGTTTTCGGAGTCCAGCCCGCAGTACGTGTCGGCGGTTTCAACGTGCGAGGCCCGCCTACGAAGCCCCAAGCGCACTTCTACACTCCAGAAGCCGCAGCGTGGAGGATGACTTGCGGTGAACCGTCGAGGTGGGCTACTGTAGGCGGGTCAGGGATCTTCGGATGCCTGACCGTCGTGCAGTTCCACGACGTTGATCCACCCGAGCGAGATCCCCGTCTCGCTCGGATTTTCCCCTCTGCTTCTATCACAACTGCTCCGCATCTTCAAGGGCGGTGATCCTGAAGCCGGATCGCGCCCGCAACCCCGCGCACGCGATCGGCCCGACTCAGTACAAGTCGTCCGGCGAGGTTCACGCCGGATCAGGATCACCGCGATCCGAAAACCTGAAATTCCACGACTTCTGAAAATTCCACGGCCTCACACATCCTCGCTGCTGATGCAGATCGAGGCCAGGAACCGCACATCATGTCGCGTCAACCACGGCAGCGGTTTCACCCGTCGCTCGTACACCTCGCGTGTCGGCGCGGGCGGGGCCGTAGTCCTCGCCACATGACATAGCCAAACACGGCAATCGCGGCACCCACGGCGAAGATGGGCACGAAAATCAGCGCAATCATCCTGTTGGATTCCGGGTTAGGATAGGGTTGGTTTACGACCGCAATCGAACGCAATGGGAGGCCTTGGCGGGCCTCCCGCGTTTTGTACGCCTCCTTTGCCGCGTCAGTCTACCCCTCGCGTCACACATCCTCGCTGCTGATGCAGATCGAGTGCAGGAACCGTCGATCATGCACCGTCAGCCAGTCAGGGGCTTTGGAGACAGCGCGGTTTCGTTCGTAGACCGCGCGCGTGGGTGCTGGCGGCGCCGTCGAAAAGACCAGCCCGCGACACGACGGACAGCCGGTCAGCACCGCGCCGCTGGGCGTGGTTTCGGCGCCGCAACTGGAGCACCATAACGTCATGGCTTCGGCGGCAGGTGGTAGCCGAGGAGCAGGAGCGCCACCACCGCCACCACGAGGAAGAAGATTCCCTGCTCGAGTGCTGACGGGTCCGCGATCATTAGCGCGTCCGCAGCACGGGACTCCCAAGGCCGATGCCGAGGTTTCCTCCACCCCGTAGGCTCTGCACGAGGAACAGAATCACGAACACGACGAGCAGCACCTGCACCACCGTGGCGATCGGCTCACCAATAGCAAAGGCGGCCAGGAGGGCACGAGCGGCCCAGAAGACGAGGCCGATGATGATCAACGCGATGAGAATGCCAATCAGGTCCATCACTGCTCCTTTTTCTGTTTAGCCGCTGCTTGCTCTGCCGCGATTGCATCCGCTTCCGCGCGGATCTGCTGCTCCAGCTTTCGCAGCTCGGCTTGCGGCGTCGGAATGCGTTTGTGATCCGATCGAAACCCGCCGAGGGCCACGAAGCGGCGATACAACTCCCGCAAGCGCGTGAAATGATCCGCCGCCATGATCGATCATCGCGCCGCCTTGTCGCGGTGCGCCCAGCACGCCTCGCACATCCGCAGGGTGTCCCGGCGGCACTCCCGCTCTGGACACACCCAGCCGCCTTTGAGCGGACAGGCAGCGAACCCAGACGGGCATCGATGCGTGTGCCAGTCTCGTGGCGGAAAGATCGACAGCGGATGCAGCGGTTTGCGCGCCATCAGCTCTGTCGCGCGCCTAGCACGATGAACGTGTGCGGCAGTTGATGAGTCGGGCACCGAATCGATGTGCCACAGGTGCAGGCATAGGTCGTGGTAACAGTTCCCGTCACCGCCGTCACCGGCCCACACCACGCACATTGCGTGACCGACGGCCCGTAGCAGCGTCCGCACTTCGGACATTCCCAGCCTGTCATGGTCCCTCCCGTATCGCGCGCCATTCACTTCACCAGCGCCAGCGAATCCAGCAGCGTCCGCAGTTGGTTTCGGACATGGGCCAGCACCGCGTCCCGATCGGCGAGCGTCGCTTTCAGTTCGCGGATCGTTTCCTCCATCCCTTTGCGAATCGACGCGGCGGTCGGATCGGGCGCGCGCCGTTCAGGACAACTGCGGCCCTTCGCGTCCGTCCAGTTGCTCACACCACCCGTCCTTGCCGCGCCAGTCCCACGAAGCCCGCATAGATCGCACTGAGGAACAGCACGAGGGCCGTCAGGAGCAGCAGCCAGAGCGCCACGCCGCGGGAATACCAGTCCTCGGTCATGGCTAGACCAGCCCTTTCGACGGATCGGAGAGCGGCCCCTGCGTTGTGACCGCAATCGGCTCGACGTTCGCAATCTGCACCTTGACGGGCGCCGCATCCGTCGCGCGCTTCGGCTCGAAATCATCCTTTCGCATCTGCACGCCTTTGAGCGTGAGCAGGTTCGTCAGGATCGCAATCGTGTCCCGCGTCCCTTGCAGCTCGTTCCGTAGCGTATCCAGGTGCCCGTTGGTGTTCTTCATGACCGTCGTCGAGGTGGCCGCGATGTCGTTGAGCTTGTCCTCGACGTGCGCGGCATGATCCACGGCCACCGACACGGCGGTCGTCGCTTGCTGGGCCGCGAGATCGGCCTTGTCGGCCACGGCCGCCACCGTCGCCTTGATCTCCGTGCCTCGCTTGGAGTTGTAGTACAGGCCCATGATGGCAAGAATCTGCCCGCCAATCGTCACGATGATCAACACCCAGCCCTGCGCGGCCGTGAGGTTCATGCGCCATCCTCCTCTCGACGTTCCACGACCCGCCGCTCCACCACCCGACTATCCCGCTGCAAATACTCCCGGCACACCGTGTCGAGCGTCCCCAGTCGGACCTGATTCACAAACCCCCCGCGGACTTTGACATACGGCGTGATCGTCACCACGAGCGAGAGAAATTGCTCCTCGTCGAGATCACTGATCGCCTTGATGACATGGGCGCGCAACGGGTTCGGAAAGTCAGCCGTCATGGATTACAGCACCCGTCCATCGGGATAGCGGGCACCGCCTCCGAAGCCCATGATTGGCAGATCGCCAGGTGTGCAAAGCAGCTCGTACCCCACCATATCGCCGCGATCCTCAGACCACTGGTACGTCGGAAATTGCCGCATGGCGGCGTACTCGCACGCGATGACATCGAACGGTCCGTTCGCATCGACCGCGCCGATCTCGGCAAAGATGACCTGTTCCTCGTGAATCCGCGCTTGCATGAGCGCGACCGATTCATTCCACGGATCGTGCTGCTTCATCACGCCACGGAGTTTTCCGGCTTGCTTGCGCCAGAAGTCGCGCCGGTTCGCATCGGTCGACCACCAGTCGCCATCGCTGGCGAAGTGCATATAGAGCCACACATCCGCCGGCGTACACACCGAGGCGAACAGGTCGATAATGCTCTGGGTATTGCGCGGATCGTTCCAAAGCGAAAATTCGAAACCGACGATCGCTTTGTCGACCGCGCGGGCGGCGATCAACGCCTCAAGCACCGGCAGGGCTTGCTGCATCGGCCAGCCGTCCACGCGGTCATCTTTCGGGCTGATGTCCTTCGACCCCAGCGAGGCCACCACCCGTAACCCAAACGACTGCACGAACAGCGCGAGTTCCACGATGGCCGCCGTCGAGAGGCCGTCGCGTTGCATATCCGCAATCATCAGCAGGAAATCCACGTACCCGCGTTCCGCATAAGTCTGACACGCCAGCAATTGTTCAACGGGGTTGTACCGGTGCAGGAACCACGTCATGAACAAGTCATGGCGCTCGGAGCTGCCGCCCGGTACGAACGAGAGGCCGGGTACGCTCACGCTGAAGAAGTTCGCGCGCAGATACCGCCGATTGTCCCGCCCCTTGGCCAGTTCCGCCAGCGCATTGGCTGGGAGATCATGATGCGCCATACAGCCGTCCGCATCGGGATCCATCGGCCCCAAGGGTCCCCGCGGCTTCAGCGTGATCACCCGCTGGGGCGCGTCGTCGAGCAGGAGGAGCAGTTCGCTGTTTGTCACGGTTTCCCTGGCATCAGGCGACTCAAACTTTCGAGGAGCGTTCGTGATTCTTCAGGAGACCTACGGACCAGATACCCAAAGCCCCCACACACGCGACAGATTTGCGATCCGGGTCCGTCGCCGGTTTCGTAGCACGTGCCTCGACAGGCTGGACAGGTCTCTTTTGTCATCACGCGGCCCGATAGGGAATCGCGTACGGCACCACGGTGGTCCGGTAGCGCAAGACGTTGATGTTCGGATCCGGTCGGCAGCGTTCCCACGAACCGATCGCGGTCGGTTCGCGCTCTTCAAACCGGCCGTCCGCCTGGATTGACAGCAGTTTCCCTGTGGCCGTATGCACGACGTAATCCCCGTTGTCGATCGCGTCGAGCGTCCCGTGCAGCCACGTTGGTTGTCCGGGGAAGAGTGCCGGGAAGGAGCAGTATTCGATCGTCATTCGTCCTTCTTCCCGCACGTCGGACAAACCTTGACCGGCAGGGGACGCGAGGCCACTCCGCACTTACAGGTCGTGGCGTGCTCGCACCCAAAGACATGAACGTGGCCGTAGCAGTACGCGACCGGGCCGAGTGGCCACACTTGGATTTGCGGAAAGACATTCGGCAGGGTATTCGGGATCCACTGGTTCAATTGCGCCACGACGCCCACCGTCTGCGCGTTCTGGGCCTGACCCTGCCAGTTCTCCGTGAGTCGCTGTAGTTGATTCGTCATTTCGCTATACTCCTTGCACGCCTCGTGTGGGAACCCCGAGCGGTAGGCTGGCCTACCGGGTGGGGAACCGGCCCATCAGACAGTTTGAACCTGTCAGCCAGCACGCGCATTCAACTCCCCCAGATCACGGTGTAGTGCCGCGTCGCCGACTCTGGATGATCCGTCGCGATCTGGTTGAAGCACGCATCGAGGTTCTGCCCGTCCGCGTCTTCGTTGAACTGGATCATCGCGCCCGAGCCCCAAATGACGGTGTACTCGCGATCGACGTGCGCGGCGTCTTGCTTCGCGGAGGCCGGAGCGGCGGCCTGGATCGCACTGAGGGTCTGGCCACCGGAGGCCACTTGCGTAAACGTGTTGGTCATGTCCACTGCTCCTATCGAATGAAACTGGCCCCAAAACCGACAAGCCCACCGACAACAACATCTGAAAGATAGTGCTTCCTCGCAAGCACGCGCGCGTCCCCCGTCCCAATCACCAGCGGGACCACGAACGCCAACCGTGGCCCTCTGAGTGCCGAAGCGGAGAACGCCGTATGCTCACTCCAGAACGATTTCGTATCGCTCAGATCGGGCCGGTTGCGATGCACGAGTCGCTTGATGATCTCGCTGGACATCAACACGGTCCCCTCTCGGAAGCCTTGCATGATAAAGGCCCGTTTGCGATCGGGACTCTTCCAGCTCACCCAGGCATCGCTCGCGATCGAGATCGCCACGCTGACATCGCTGACAATCAGCGCCGCCGTCTGATGGCTCGAGCCAGGTGGGACCAAGCTATCTCCAGCCACCGGTTGCGCGCAGAGCGTGGACGACAGCAGGAAGAACAGCACCGTGCCGAGCAGGACTTTATGAGGCATCGGGCAGACCCTTAGGAAACATGGAAAAAGGTCTGGTTGCCAAGGGTGCAGAGCGGTGTCGCATTCCGCGCCCACGACGGAGGCGCCCGGTGGTACAGCTCCGTCGTAATGTAGTGGGTCGCCCCTTTGGTGCAATCGGGCAGCGTCCCCGCGATCGTCGCGGCGGCAATCTGTTGACAGAGATCCAGCGTCGGATCGTCGATGTGCCGCGAGGAGCTTTCCATGCGCGCTTTCGCGTCGGCCATCGACGCCGCTTCCTCAGTCCAGGCAGAGAATTGGGCGTGGGCGGTACAGACTTCCAGGTAACTCTTGGCCCCGCGGTATTCTTCCAGCACGCGGTTGCGGATCGCCGCGGCTACCCCGAGCTTGCCTTCGATGACTTCTCCACGGGACTCGCCGTAGATCACGAGGGACAGGGCTTCTAGATCGGTCATGGGACTTTCGGCGGCGGCGCCGGCAAATTTGGCACGTACAGATTCAGCACCTTGCGCCACCAGTCGAGATCCGCCTGGAACTCCGCTTCCCGTTGCGCGCGAATCTCCGGGGGAATGCCCGCGAGCACCACGATCGCGAGCTTGATGATGCCGTCGATAATCCCGAGAATCAGCTCCGGCATTACGCGGCTCCGGTCTGATGCGCCGCCACGGCCTCCAGCATCGAGCTCAGGAGATCCGGATGCGCCTGCAGTTCCCCGGCGAGTTGGACAAACAACTTGATCGCCACGTCCTGATGGGCCTTCGCAAAGCCGAGGATGTCCCCGGTTTCAAGCAGGGTGGCCAGCGCGGGGACCGCTTCGGGATGGGCCGCGAAGGTGCTGACCAAGTTCAGGAACGTGGCCGGGTGGGCGCGAATGACATCAAAAACATGTTTCATAGGACCCTTCGTTCTCTTGCGGCGTCCCGTTCGTCTCGGTAAATGCTGCGCTCCAGTGCCCGTAAGCAGTCCGCGGCGTGCCGATGCGCCCCAGACTGAAAACACCAGCGACAGACCAACGTGTTGACAGCGTGCGGCCGGCGCGTCTTCCGGCGATCGATCACCGGGACCGTGACGCGGTTCGGCGTGGTGAAGTCCAAGGTCATGAGCAGTTCTGCACACATTCGCGCGGGGTCATGTGATTTTCCTCGCTAAGCTGGACCGGAGCCTGTAGGGTAGAGGTATGCCGATATTGACGACGCTGGTGTCCTGCGCGCTGGGCTGGTTGCTGTGGCGCGAGATTCGTCGGGAGATTCGCGCCGCTGCCCAACCCATCACCCCTGCGGGATATCGCTGGGTTCTTGTGCCGGATGTCCCTGAAAGCGAGGAACAGCGCCTCATCGCTGAACTCACGCTTGCCGCGTATCGCGTGATCCATCCCGTCACTGCTTCGCCTGCTCAAATGCCAGTGCAGCCCGCAGGATCTCTTCACTAGTCGGCGCCCCAGTCGCGGCGCGCGCCGTTGCATCCATGCCCTTGTTCGTCTGATATGCCCCGTGTCGCGCGGCCCGGTTTGCCATCAATTGCTGTTTCACGTCCGGCCGCATCCCTGTGATCCGGCCGCGCGCCTGCGGGTTCAGTCCAACCTCTGACAGATCGTTCCCTGTAAACTCTGGCGACCACGGGGCGATGTCCTTTCCGGACTTCGTCGCGATATCCGCAATTGGCACCTTGGCGACAGGAGCCTCACCAGTCATGGGTCGTCCGGTCGAAAACCTCGTCGCGGCATCCAAGATCGGCGTTCCACTCGCGGGAAAGTGAACGCCGCCCGCTTTCATCGCATCCGCCCGCTGGGCTAGACTCGGGTCCTGTCTCAAGGCTTGCTGAACCGCTTCCATCGGTGTCATCGAGCGCCGATCGATTCCGCCAGGGCCTTGTCCCGTCGTGACGCGTCGGTCTGCGGTGTACGCGTCAGGGCCGAATGTGGCGGGGACGTCTGGGAGCGCGGAGGCATCAACCTGTAACGGCGGATGCGCGGGCGAGGACACGGGCGGTTCTGGAGGCTTCATCCGGAGCGTGCCCTTGAGCGGCGCGGGTTTCGCGTCCAGGCGCGCATTGTTCGCCGTGATCTGATCGAGCATCGTCTGCTCGGCTGGCGTAAGCCCCGAGGCCGACGGCGTGGCTACAGAGGATGGGCGCAGCGCATCAGCGGTCGCGCTCTCACTCGGCGCGATCATTCGACCGAGCAAACGGCCCGCACCGCTGAGGGCTTTTCCCGCGTACTCGCCCACGTAGGGAGCACCTCCAACGACCGCCCCGAGCAACGGACGCCGGCTCGTCGCGGCGGTAAGGGCACCAGCAAGTAGCGAGGAGTTTTGCGCGTTAACACTCGCTTTCGTGATAGCTCCCCCTGTCGCTTCCATAGCTGACGGGAGTTGAATGGCGCGAGCCCCCTGCGCGAGCCGACTGGCCGCACCTTCCGCGATGGCTGGGCCGAATGCGCCCATCGCCATCACGGCGGTATTCACGCCAGGGTCATTGGAATGCTTCGCCACGTTCCCCATGAACCGACTGACCGGACCCTCCTGCGCCTTCGCGTCTGACGTGATCGTGTCGCCTTGGCCCGCTGCAAGACCAGCCTTGACCTGTTCATCCGACAGCGGTTGATCCGCGACCGGCGTCCAGCCCGTGGGTTCCGCGACCGGCGTCCATCCCTGCGGCATTAGCGTTTCGGCTCCAAGGTCCACCCGGCCGGGAGGGGCGTGCCCGCCGTGCCTTGATGGAGCTTGCCCGAAGCGTCCCGCGCAAACACCACCGTGTTGTCATTCGCGCGTCGTTGCGGCGGGCCGATGATCTCCCGAAAGGCTTTCGTGGCCGCGTGCTGGTCCTCGCCCGTGACTTGCGTGCCGAGCAGTTCATCCATCTGCTGCATCAGCGCGGCGCTCGGTTGCCGATTCGCGGGCGTCATCGCACTCGCCACTTTGGCCTTCATGCCGAGCAGCTTCGTTTTGAGGGCCGACACCTTCGGGTCGGTGCTGCCGATGATCTGTTGGAACGAGGCATAGCGACCCGCTCCAGGGCCAATCAGGTCCTTCGCCTCGTCAATCGCCTTGTCGACCTGGTCGATCACGCCGACCGCATCCGTCTTTTTCGCGTCCCACGTCGCCGCCTGCTGTGCTCCCGGCGCGGCTTTCGTGGCGCCTGGAAGATCGCCCCCGACCGTTTCAAACCGATTCGTCGTCGTGTTGAAGCCTTTGTACTGCCCAGTCTGCGCGCCCGTGGCTGGATCGATCACGGGCTGGAGTTGGTAGTGTTCAGTCGGCAGCTTGGCTTCCTTCGGCGCTTGATACTCCGGATACGTCTGATTCGCGACGTCCTCTTGCGAGAGGTACTTGACCACCGGCACGCCGTTTTCCACAGTGTGGACCGGGATGTTTTTCGCGCCCGCCTTGTTCGGGTTGTCGAAGAGTCCCGCAGGCGGCGGATTCTCGCCCTTCACCAAGTTCCCGCGCAACCGGATCCATTGCTTGATGTTGTCCGGGGTGCTGGGATCGTTCCCCATCGCCTGCAATCCCGCCTCTTGCTTTTGTGCGGTGCGCTGGGCATCCGTTCCACTCCACACCGCTCCTGGTTGGCTCCCAGGCTGAATGTCGGGTTGTTCACCGCCTTGGCTCATGATCGACGCCGGCGGCTGCGCGAGCGCGGGATTATCCGCGCCGCCGTCGTTCACATTCGACGCCTGCGAGGTCATGCGCAGATTGCGCGCATTGATGGGCGTCAGGCTTTGCCCCGGACTGTAGGTACTGGCCGCGTGCTCCGCCGCGCTCTCGAGATTCTTCTGACGAGTCTCAGCGGCGGCGGCTTGGCGGTCCTGCTGATTTTGCGCAAATTCCGCCGCGTGCTGGGCGGCACTCTGCCGCTGCAAGTCCATGTTCTGGATCTGCTGCTGCTGATTCAGTTGGTCGATGATCCGCTGCCGCAGCCCTTGCGTGACAGCTTGGGCACCATAGCTGCCCTGAAGGCCCATGACATCCGAGGGATCGGCCATCACCAGCCTCCGTCACTGCCATCCGGGCCGCCGCCGCCTTGTTGCGTCGGATCTTGCGGGTTGTTGATCTGATCGAGATACGCCTGCTGCTCCGGCGTCAGTTGTTGATCGGGTTGCGGGCCATACATCGGATTCAGACTCGGGTCCGTCTCGGGATTGTTCGGATCCGCGTTCTGGCCGCCACTGATCGGGTGGTCCGTGCCGAAATGGTTTATCAAGCTCTTGGCCATGTCGGTGTAATTCACCGTCCCGCCCGATCCGCCTCCACCCCCTCCGGCTTTCAGCAACCCCGCCACCGTGCTCGCGGCACTCAACCCCTTGTCCAACCCGGTCGCTTGCGGCAAGCCGGGCAAGACTGGCGGCGTCGGTAAGTTGAACCGGGGATCCGTCACGCGACTGAGTGACAGACTCGACAGGTTCCGTCCTGCCGCGCGGGTGTTCGGGCCAAAGTTCGACGGGTTCAAGCCGCCACTCGATTGCACGACGGGGATGTTGCCCACCATCTTCGTGCCGCCGTAGCTGAACGGCGTGATGTTGGCCATCGTGTCCCCGAGGGCGGTCGATCGCGCGCTCTCGGTCGGGCCTTTGAGCGCATTCCCCATCTGCGTGCCGTACAACGTGTTGGCGACGCCTGCTTGGGCCTGATTGGCTTGCCCCGCCGCTTGCCGTCCCGCCGCGCGTCCGGCGCCGAGATCACCCGCGAAGTTCCCGAGACTCGTGGCCGTGTCGAGAATCTTGCTGCCGGTGCTGCCCTGTGGCGCTTGACCGCCCGAGGTATCGATCCATTGCCCGGAGTCGGGATCGACGTAGCCGCCCCCGGTGTTGTCGATCTGGTTGCCGAACTGATCCATGTGAATGGTCATGGGCTTATCCCGTCAGAAACTTATTGGCATTGGCGTTTTGGTTGGCTTGGTCAATGCCGAGATTTGCGCCAATCGCCTCGCGTCGCAGTTGCGCATCGAGCAACGCCATCTGCCCTTGCAGTTGTCGCGCAGCTTCACTGTCGCCAGACGCCACGGCCGTGTGATACGCGTCCTGCAAGTCTGCCCGTCTCGATTGCAACTCACCCGTGATCAGCTTCGCCCGCAAGCCGGAGAGGCCCATCGCGTTCCGCTCGGCACTTTGCTGGATGCCTTGCCCCAAGGCGGCTGAGCCGGATTGCCCGGTCGCGGCGAGGTGTTCGGCGAGGTCGCTCCGTTCCGTGTCCTGATTCCGCGCCGCTTCATCCCGGGCCGCCTGCAACGGGGCACTGATGTACGGGTCGCTCTCGTTCACCGTCGCCGAGTCGCCTTTCATCCGGTCCAGGAGCATCTGCCGCAATTGCGCGTTGAACGCGCTCGAGGCGCCGGCATCGGCTGGAGGGGGCATCCCCGCGCCACTCGTCCAACTGCCCACGTCCCCTGACGGTCCTGGGGTTTGATGCGCGGCCCCAAACGCGCCGTTGTACCCCGCCTGATCGCTCACGCCTTGCTGGAGCCGCGACTGCAAATAGCCGGGGTCCATGCGATGGTACGCATCGACCCAGTACTGCCCGTTGTCGATGTTCTTCGCCCCGCCCTTGTCGATGTACTGATTGGCCAAGGCCCGCACCGCGTCGTCGGACATGCCGGGCGCAAAGGACCCGAGCGGCGCACTGCTGCCCGCTGGACCGGTCCCGGCATCTGGCACGCCCGGTTGCTGACTCGGCCCCGGCGCCGTCGCCACAGGTCCCGCGGTACTCACGGGTGGACTGTCCGGGTAGTACTGCCGGTTGCTGCCTGGACCCGTCGAGCTGACGGGCGGGGTGACGGCCGGACTCACCGGGGGCGGCGTGTCGGCCGGTGGCGGATCCAGCGTCGGCCCCGGCGCATACGGATCGTCGCCACTGCCGGTACTCTGGTTCACCCCCACGGGCGCCGCGGGTGGAGGCGCCGCGGGATTCGCCAGTTTCGCCCGGACGCGCGCCTGGACCGCGGGATCGTTCGGATCGGTCCCGTCCGTGGGTTGCGTGTCCGTGCTCAGGTACGATCCCGGTCCCGCCATGTCAGGCTCCTTGTGTCCGCTGATCGAGATGCCGCGCGAGATCCGCTTCCTGCGCGGCGCGGACCACTGGATCCGGCGACGGGTGGAACGAGACCTTCACCGTCCCGCGTGTCCACGTCGTCAGATTCGCGGTCTCGTCGTGCTCGACCTTCACATCAGGTGGGATCATTTAGGCACCCAACCGGCGCTCGTAAAGTCTGCGCCTTCCTTCACGTAGAGTGTGGTCGTGGTTCCGCCGTCCCGTCGCAGGTAGAGATCCCCGCGGTTCCCCACCAGCACATTGAGTGGCGAGCCGTTCCCCGAATGAATGCGGGCGTCTCCGACACTAATCGGCGTCACGCTGATCGCGTTCACGATCTGCTGGAGAGCCAGGACGAGCCAATAGCCGCCCTCCTGCTGCTCGAGCTGCGCGCGATACGGGACGATCATGCGACCACCGGCTCCTGTGGATAGGTCACCAGCGATATCCGATCGAGACTCCACGCATTCGCCACCGCGGCCCCGTCGCCAATCGTGACTTGCAGATACTGCGCCCCGGCGAGTTCCGTGTCTTCGAGTTCGACAATCACCCGCGATTCACTGCCCGAGGCCGTCAACAGCGCCGTCCCGACTTTCACCGGACTGGCGCCAAAATCCGGCGTAGCCGTTCCCGTAATGGTGACCCCCGTCGCCACAGGGGCCGTGAGCAGCAAATCGCTCATGCGCCCGTTGAACCCCGCGCCGCCAGGCTCGAGCGGCTTGGTCGTGATCGTCGCCTGAAAGCTCGTGCCACCGTCCGTCGTGATCGTGCTGTCGGCGCACCGCGTGACGCGATTGACCGTTGTGGACGAGCCGATATACGGCACGAGCTGGAAGCCCATCGACGCCCCGAGACTCTTCGCAAACAGGCACGAGCACCGCGCCGCCGCGATGGGTCCGGTAAACCGGCTCCAGCCGTTCGTCATGACGTCGAGCTTACAGAGCGTGTCCGGATCGTTGTTCGCGCCCGTGGCAAACCAGACCCACACTTGCCGCAAATCCGCGTGATAGACGCAGTGCGCGATCACATGCGTGGCCGCCATGTTCATGACCGAGGTCGGCCCGAGGACCAGATCTTCGATGCCGCGCCCGATATAGGTGAGGCCCGACACCCCGTACTGATAGCTGGCCCCGTAGCGATACATCCCCCGATGCGTCATGAAGTAGAGACAGGGCGCCCCGTGGACATCTTCGCCGACACAGGCCGCATGACCGCCGACCGATCCCACGACGCCGCTGATCCGCGTCTTGGTGTACGGCTGCGTGGTCGATCCAGTCGGACTCAGTTCGTAGATCGACCGGGACTTGAACGCGAAGAAACTCCCGAACATCGGCCCGATGAGGCCTGTCGGGACATCGCTGGCGTTCTCATCGAGGTCCAGATACCAGTTGGTCTGTGTATCGACACGCTCGCTGTCGTTCTGGTCGAGACTCCCGAGGACCGCGCCAAATTCCAGCCGGTTCTGCTTGTCGCTCGCCGTCCACGACCCGAACCCGATCAGCCGATTCTGGTCCGCGGCAATGAAGCGATAGGACTTCTGCAAGGTGAAGCGGCCCGTCGCTTTCGTGACCGCGAACGCCCCGCCGCTATACGTCGCGGGCGCAATCGTGTCATCGATCGTGGCCGTGACAATGTTTTGGGTCAGAATCACGTAAAACGTGACGTTATCCGTGGAGGCTTCGATCTGCCAGAACGTCTCGCCTTCCCCCGGCGCCGCGGGGCGCGTGATCCGCGCGGCGGTCCCGGTCCCCGAGGGCGTAAAGCTCACACTGGGCGTCGCTTCGCCGATCCGCACATACGCCGCCGTGATATACCGGATGCGGTAATACCGCAGCGTGGCCGGGTAGGCGCCGGCCCCGAAGTCCGCGATCGTCGGCGCCGCCGTCGTCGCGATCCCCGTCGCCCGGATCGTATTGGTCGCCGGATCAAACACATGCAACCGGGGCGTCCCGCTCTGGTAACTCAGGAAGTATTTCCCATCAAAGGAGACGCCCGTCACTTCCCAGAAGGCGCCGGTGGGAATGCCGATCTGCGCGAACGTCGCCCAGGTCGTGCCCGCCGCGAGCCGGTAGAAGGTCGGGAACGACACTTCATCATCGAGCACAAAGAGCTGCGCGGCGGATTCATCGGTGCCCGGGACGAACCGCCCCAAAAACGAGACGACGCCGGTCATGGCCGATCCGGACATCGAGATATTCGTGGACCCGTCCCGCTTGCGGGCGAAGCTCGTGCGATACCAGTCCACATTCACCGCATCGACACACTGCGTCGGCCCAAACGCGGGCGACAGCGGACTGTCCGCCCCATTCCGTCCCCCGGACAGATCCGCGATGACCATGGGCGTCCCCTGCGCCATTTACCCGCGCCCCACGGGGAACATCGCGCCGTAGCGACTCATCCCCGCCGGTCGGCGTGACCGGCTCGGCAGATCATCGGGCGGACACGTCACGAAGTAGCGCAGATGGCTCACCCCGCGCTCGTAGTTCTTCCGGGCTTCGGGCGCCCGACTATCGGCCGTTTTCTCGAACTCGCGCCACAAGGCGTAATCCACCAGGACTTTGTGAAAGCGTGGCGCGAACGGGGGCTCATCGGTCGCATTCACCATCAGCGGCAGCGATCGTTCCCCGTCCACGGTGTACGTCAGGATCGTCGCGGGCGTCGGCCACAACGCCAGGCTCTGGTACCGCGCGAACGTCTCCCCAATCGGGATGGTCGCGAGCACGGCGCCCGCGCCAGAAATCTGCGTCACGGTGACCGTGCCCACCGCGGCGACGGCGAGATAGACCTTGGTGATTTGGATCACATCACTCAGCGTCCCGAACTGCACGGCGGTCACGCCGGTCATGTTGGTGATCGTCGCACTCGCGGGGTAGCCGCCCGTCCGGATGCCTTCGAGATACGCGGCGCCCGTCTCGCCTGCGCTGGTCGACTTGATAAAGATCGCCGCGGCGGCCGAGGGTTGGACCTGCACCGCTTCAAAGCCGAGCGGGATCCAGACCGAGGGAATCCCCGATCGGATCGTGGGATCGGGCTCAGTCTGCCGATACCACGACAAGGGGCGCATCTCGAGTTTGCGGAGATTCGTCCGGTCGACAATCGCGTCAATCCGCTGCACGGCCCAGGAGAGCGCATAGACGGGTTGGCTCGCCACGGAGGCAAAGGTCATGGCCGGATCGTTCTGCGTGAACCACTCCCCGAGGCCGGGTTCGCCCAGGACTTCCTGTAAGCCGTCGTTCAGGAAGCTGGTGAGCCGCGTCGTCGTCGGCGTGGAGGGCGCCGCCGGATAGACGAGCCGCCGAAACAGATCCGCTTGCATCGCGGCAAGGTTCATGCGCGCCCCACCAACGTCCGCAACATCGCGACTTCCGCTTCAAGTTCAGCGGCCTTCGTCGGCAGGCCCACCGCATCACGCAACATGCTCACCATGCCCGGTAGGAGATTCTTTTCATCCCCGCGACACGGAAAGATAAACTCCAGCCGCGCCAGTTTGCCATCCGCCGCGGTCGTGCCGGTGATGGTCAATTTCCCGGACTTGATGCCTGGTTGGTCCCCGATTCGCGCGAACTGAAACTCACCCGGCACCGCCAGATTGAACAGGATGACTTCCTCGGGTGTGAGCATCTCGATTTCGAGCGGAAAGCCAACCCAGAACATCTCGCACTTGAACGGCGGTTTCGGCCGAGCCACGTCTCCTTCTGGGTAACTGAATGCACTGATCGCCGGGTGTGTTTTGTTCGACGGATTCGCGGCCCGCTCCTGCGCCGCCGCGGTCGCTTCCGCTACCCGCAGGAGGATCGCTTCGAGCTGCGCGGGCGTCATGCCCCCACTGGCCGCTTGCGCCATCTGCATGGCCTGCACTTGCTGCTGCAAGGCGGCAAGCTGCGCCAGCATCGTTTGCGTGTCGGACTCTGGCTCGTCGGCGTCCGGCAATTCCGCGGGCACGCCTTCTGGATCCGCGACACTCGCGGCTTTCTTTTGAAACGGCATGGCTTAGCTTCGTCGCTCAATCAGCATGGTCGTGACCCCGGCCTGCTGGTCATCGGCAATGACCGAGGTCGGAAACGCCGAACCCGCCGCCACGTTGTCGAGGCCGCCCACTTTTTCGGCCGGCGGGGCGGCGCCGCTGATCGTGCGCTCCTGCCCGCTGACACTGCCCACCGCAATATTGTCGTGCCCGGTCGTCCGTCCGCGAAGCGTTCTCGCCATTCCTGACTCCGTTCTGAGAAACAAGGGCGGACTTACCTGCCGCCCCGGCGAGTTACAGAAGCCCACGAAGGAACACGAAGTTATTCTTTCCCGATACCCCGATTTGGGCCATCGCGCCGATCGCCTGCCCCGTCAACAGGGGCGCAGCCGTTGCCACATCCACGGCACCGGCCGTGGTCCCGCTCGTGCCGATCACGATCGTCCCAAGGGCTGGGGTGCCGTTCACCAGCGCCGAGGCCATCCCCGACACCTGGATCCAGCCGTACTGACTGGCCGAGACGATATAGGGCGCGACGCCGACGACGAGTCCGGTCGCCGTGGTGATCGGACTCTGAATGACCCCGTTCCAGGGATTCATCAAGAGGCCGAGCCGCGACGACGAGGTGAGTGCGACCTGAATCGGATCATCCAGTTTGAGCGTCAACGGAAACGCCGTGGACGTCGCGAACGCGGGATGCCCCGACACGCCGTACACGTAGCCGTTGCCGGGCGTGGTGTCGACTTGCAGATAGCCTTCCGCATACTGATTTGCCGTCCCAAGCGTACCGCCGGGGGTAAACGTGAACGCCACCGCGCCGAGCGCAACCGCCGGGGACACCGCGCCGAGATGATTCGGCGTGATCGCTGGACTTTGAATCACATTCCCCGCGACCAGATCGACCAGACCCGCTTTGCAGTAGCGGTAGATGCGCCCGTCCTTGGTAAAGCCCAAGGTGCCAAGCGCGTGGACTTGCGTGGCCGACGTCTGAAAGCCGTCAGAGCCAACCGCGATCGGGATTCCGACCATTCCAGGCATGAGATGTTCTTTCTACTCGTTAGTGGTGCGTGCGCGGCGTCAGAATGAACGCGCGCGCACGGCTTCCACTCGGTTTACTGTCGCTTCTTTTTCTCGCTCTCTTGGTGTAACCTCATGCGCGATGGCGCGTCCTATCGGCCCACTCGCTCCACGCTTCTGGTCGCACGTCACCAAAACACGGAGTTGCTGGTTGTGGACCGGCGCCGTAAACAATCGCTATGGGGCGTTCAACATCGGCCGCAATCACATGGCGCGCAGCCATCGCGTTGCGTGGACGTTGACACACGGGGCCATTCCCGACGGTGCGTCCGTGCTCCATCGTTGCGACACCCCGCTCTGCGTGAACCCGTCCCACCTCTTCCTCGGCACACAAGCAGACAATTTGAGCGATATGGCCGCTAAGCAACGAGGCCGAGGCAAGACCACGCTTACGGCAGACGATGTGCGCGCGATTCGTGCGAGATATGCCAATGGCGAAGGCGTGAACGCACTCGCGCGTGCGTTTGGCCTCAGTCATCCAGCCATCTCGCTGATCGTCCACCGTAAAACGTGGCAATGGGTTCATCTCACGTAACACCGCTGACTACGCCGAGCCGTCTGGCGTTGGTTGTAATCAGATTGCACATTGTCCGGACAGGATAGACCGTCAGCGTTTGGTTGGCTGGCCGGATGGGGTCTTCCATCTTGAACCAGCTGCCCTTCTTGTAGGCCAGCTTCAGGAACTTGGGATTCCAGAAGTAGAGGTTCCCAGCGGGACACGCGTAGTCGTAGCTGAGTTTTGCGCCCTTGAACTTCAGGACTTCGTTCTTGAACCCGCCATCCGCTTCCGCCTTCGAGGTGAAGCGCTCGTTCGCGAGGAGCAAGCCTTCAAAGCCTTCAAAGGTCGCACGGTCAGTCGTCGCGGTGGTCGGATGCTGATCGCCCATGCCGTTAGAGCACAGGTTGTAGATGGATCGCATCGTCGCCCGCAGGTTGTCGAAGGCGGTCGTGGTTTTCGCGCCACTCGTTTGCTGCGAGCGCCAGAACGCGAAGTTGGCCCGGTTGATCGCCAGCACCGTGCCGGAGGTCGGCGCCGTCGCGACGAGATACTGCATCCCGCCGATGACCTTGCTCGAGTTGCCCGAGCCATCCGAGAAGGAATCCTGATTGATGATCCGCTTCATCGAGTTGCGCACGTTTTCGAGCTTCGCCGGCAGCAAGGGAAACACGGTGCCGTCGCCATCGTTACGATCGGCTTCGAGGTCGGACATGATCGCCGTCCCCGCGTATTCCTTCCACTGCGCTTCTGCGCGATCAAACACGTCCACGCGGGTCGTGCTGATCGTGTCCGTGTCGCTGTAGGACGACACGGTCGTATTGATCGCGTATTCCAAGGGAATCGCGATGAAGTCACCGCCATTGAGACTGAGGAAGCCATCGCCTTGCGACATCTGGTTGAAGAACCAGTAGTCGTCATGGATGTTGTCCATCGGCCCTTTGCCGACGACGACTTCCCAGTTGGCTGTGACCCTTTGCCCGACGTTCGGGTTGGCCACTTACCGCGCTCCTAATTCCACTTCAGGCTCGGGTCGTTGAACGACGTCGGCCGTTTGGTGGAGGACACGGCGGCCCCGCTCGGGTTCACCCCGTTGGCCGCCGCTTTTTTGTTCAATGAATCCAGCACCGCCGCCTGCGCTTTCTGCTGCGCCTGCGGGGCAATCTTCGCCTTCCGGACGGCCAGCGCCGCCTTATGCGCCGACAGGCCGGTTTCCATCTGCGCCGCCACTTCGGACAAAAGGCCCTGTTCGTCTGGCGTCAGTTTCCCGAGGTCCCCGATATCCAGGATCTCGCTCACTTCGGCCATGACGCTATCCGCCGCGCTCTCGACTTGCGCCGTAAGTTGCCGTTGCTGCTCGTTCTGGATGCGCTGGTCCCGCTCGTGTTTGAATGGCGCGAACTCCTGCTGCATCTTCGCGAGCAACTGCTGATCGCGCCACGCGGCATACGCCTGCAGCCCCTTTTCGGAATAGGTGCTGCCGGTGACTTCCCCGCGTTCGTTCACGATCTGCACATCGGGCGGTGGAGGTCCCTGAGGTTGTCGCGCCCCCAGGGTGCGGGCAGCTTCCGATCGCACTTGCGTGGCGAGGGTCGGGTCCCGTTGCGCGAGTTCCGCGGTGTAGTCGCGCATGAACCCGATCGGATCCTCGACCATGCGTTGGGCGATCGGCGTCCACGCCTGGAGCTGGGTCGTCAAGCCCTGGTAGTGGGTTTCGACGGCTTGGCGCTCTTTGGCGCGGGCGTTGTCCAGGGATTGCTTGTGGACGGCGAAGGGAATCGGCCCTTCAGTGCTGGGGTTTGGTGTCTCACCAGTGGGCGCACTCTCCGCGACGGGCTGTGTGGTCGCCCCTTCCGGTTGAGTCGTGGAGGTGGTTGGACTGGCGGCGTCCGACGCAAACGCTTGCGCGAAGGTCGGGCGCTCGCTGGGCGTCGGGGTCGCAGACGGCGAGCCACTAGCCGCAGTACTGGCGGGTGCGCTCTCGCTGCTACTTCCGGCACTCGGCGTGAGGGTCGCTTCTGGCATAACTACCTGCTGCCCTGTGTGGTCGGGCTACCCGTTGCCCCGCATATGGCGCGTAGGCGTTTCCAAGCTCGTGAGGGCAACAGAAAAGGGGTGGCGCGGCTCGGTAGAGCCATCGCACACCCCTTAACTGCGCCCCTGTGTCGCCACGCGCCGATCAGGGAGATCGGTGTTCGCCCAGGCCTGGGCTAGCGTGGTCGCAACAAGTCGTCTATCTCATGTTGATGGTCTCGACCACGCGCGCTGCATCAGTTGACGACGCACTGTTGGTCCGGCAAAAAATAATCGTGTCCGCACAGATCACGGCAAATTCGCCTTGCGTGACATCGCACTCGACGGTCGTCGCAATGGCTCTGGCCCCAACGTCTAGGGGTAAGGGCTGTAAGTTCAGCGTCCCGCCGCCCGCCGCGACGATCCGCTGAATCTTTGGCCCGCAGGTGGCGCAGTACGCCGCCCACGCGTCAGGCGGGCGGTCAGGCCAGACCCCCTTCAACGTCGCGTCGCGCCCGCACGCATTTGAACAGCGCAGGGTCATGGACGTTCTCGCTTGGGTGCGACGATCGGGATCGCCCCGCCGCACGTCGCGCAATAGATCAGTCCGCTCGGCTTCAGTTGCGGATCCGGCATCGCACAGGGACACGACTTCATCGGACCTTTCCGAACTGGACGCGCCAGCCCTTGCGCTGGACTTCCATCGCGGCTTCGTACGCGAAACTGTGGCCCATGTTCTCGCCGTGCTGGTCAAGCACGATCTGCGGATCGATCGCCGCTTCCATTTGGTTCCGCGACAGACGCAGCGATCCGCTCAGGTTGAGATATTCATCCGGCGTTATTTGGGCCATGACAATCTCGCCACGGAGACGCCCAATCTCGAGTGCCGCCGCTGGCAAAAGCGCAAGACCCGCGGCGGCATCAGCATCGCCAGCGAGATACGCGCGAATCTGCGTCAGCACGTCATCTTCGGCTGTGAATTTCTTATGTGCTGCGTCCACTTGCGCCTCGGTCAGCCCTGTCGTGTTCAGCGCGTATTCCTTCATGATCCCGTGTGCCCCAGCGGATTCGCGCCGATGAACGTCCGACAGGCGCATTCCATCAGGAAACGATTATCCACGCTGGCGTTTTTCCCAGAGAGATTCACGCCACACCGCGAACAATACAACCCGAGATCCAGGTCATTCGAGTGCAGCGCAAACGCAGTGAGCATTCGCATGTACTCAACGGGCAAGCGCTGCTCGGTGCGTTCGCTCGTAACCTCACGGCCACGTCCGTCGACCAGTCCCATCGCCATAACTAAATAAACCTCTGCGTTTTATCGCTGCGATCTGATCCCGGCTTCCCGATATGCCGCACGAATGGCCGCAACCCGAGCTGTTCAGCGCGCTTCGCCATTTTCTGCTTGCTGGTGAAGTGCTCGGGTTCTGGCCCGAAGTTCTGCTGCCAGAAGTCGATCGTATCGTCCACCACGACCAGCGACGGCGGCGTGTGCGCGGACGGATCGCCGTGGCAGTACGGCCAATCCCCCACGCGAATCTCTCCATGACACGTCTCGCAGATCATTGGACCATCTTTACAATCGTGGCAAACGCGACAAGTGTCCAGAACATCACAGCCAGCTTCACGTTGCCTTTAATCACCACAATGTTCCGGTCGATTTGCTCTATCGCCGTCAGCCCATCCGCGCCACGACAGAAACTTCGCACGGCTTGCCAATACGTCATCTTACGGTTCGTCATTGCACCACCTGTTGTCCATGAGCTAAAGCCCAGCAAGCGATTCGAATCTGACGCGATGAAGCGATACGTCATGGCGCTAGCCTCATTGCACCACCTGTCCCGTTCCTGGCATCCCACCTGTAATCTCGCTCGCGTGCTTAGACAGGCCCTCCGCTTGCGGCAGTTTCCCGCCGTGCGGCACTTGCCCATTGGTCGGTCCCGGTGGCGCGGGTTGATTCAGGATCGCCTGCGGATTCGGCGGTGTCAGTCCCGTCACGCCTTGCTGCGTCAAAATCTGATAGAGGTTCGCGTACTCGGGCAGCATCGGATTAAGACTCGCGCTCGCAATCGCCAGCGAGATCGCCGCTTCCTTCGGCTTCGGCTGCGGGGGCTGCGTGTTGATGATCTTCTGGCTGTACCCCATCTTCGGCAGCATCTCCTGCAACAACACTTCGCGGTTGATGTAGGGATCGTTCACGAGGAAGGTGTAATCAGTCATCGTCCGCTGGCGCACACTCGCCAAGTCCGTCCGGAGCTGCGAATCGGGGAGTGCCGTAAACGCCATCGCGGCCGGGATGGTGTGCCGCCAGCCGTCCCACGTCTGCGCGTCTGCCTGCCCCACAATCGCGGCGGCATCCGTCACCGGCAAATACCGCTGCAGCAGCGTGGAAAACTTCGTGACGCCTCGGAGATACCAGTCGAGCAGCACCCCACGCTCCAGACCAAGCCGGGCGTTCACGTTGTTCTGCTTGATCTGGCTTTCCGTTGCCGTTTGGCTCGGACTCGCATCCGCCCCGGCTTGCTCCGCGTCCAGCGCATGGGTCCGCGCAAGATCCTGATCGAAAATCTCCTGCATCTGAAAGTTTTCGCGCGGATAGGCGCCATTCGGGAGCGGCTTAAATGGCCCATCCCCAGTAAATGCCTCGCCTGGGATCCCGATCATGCCGCCGTCAGGGGAGCGCACGATCTTGTCGAGCGCGTCATGCGGCAGCACATCCGTGTTATAGAACCAGCGGAGCGCGTTCGCATCGCGAATGTTGATCATCTGCTTGCGGAACACGTTCAATTCATTGACGGTCGGTCGCGAGATCGTGCAATCACTCGGCACGAAGGCGGAATCGCTCATCACCCGCAAGGTGGCCGGGTGAAACGTGTAGCCGATGAGGGAATCGGGCGTCAATTTGCCGGACTGATCCAAGGTCTGGTGCGGGGAGTCTTTGTACTCCACCGGATCCTCGACGCCTTCGATGAACACGATCTGCGTCACGTGCTGGGGGTGCACGATGTCATCTCTGAACAAGGCTGATTGGCATTCGATCAGGACGCCGTGACACACCGCATCGCCCGCACTGGTATTGCTCGTCCCCGTGTCGAAGTACAGTTCCGTGTTACTCGCGCTGCCGGTGAAGTCATCAGGCACCCAGCCCTTGCGCTTCGCCGCTCTGACCGGGATTTCAAACTCCATCCCGATCCAGGGCCAGCTATCCGCCTTCGTCGTGTGCACGTCATGGGGGACTAAGGCTTGCTTGGGGCCAAACCATGTCCAAAACACGTGCTCGAAGACCGGCACGGGGGCGACTTGCGGCGGCGGCTGACTCAGACCCAAGACGGCGCCGGGTTGCGTGGGGCCGGGGTCCATCGGTGTCGGAATCGTCGCCGATTCGTAGCCCATGACCGTCCAGCCCGTCCCGGTGGTACAGAGGATATCGAACAGCACCTGATGGACGAGGGCCTTGGCGTCCACCCCTTGGATGCCCAGCTTTTCATCGAGAATCGCGTTGTGGGTTTCGAGCAGGGATTCCTTGCCGGTAAAGAGCGGGGTTACCAGTGCCGTCACGTCGGGGCGTTGATAAAATAGATCGGCTTTCTTGCGCTCGACCAACGTGAAGTCCCGGTTCGTGTTGACTTCGAGGCCGTAGGTGGTCGGATCATCGCTCACGCTGGGGGCGTACTTTTTCAGATTCTCTTCCGCCCAGGTCATGACGATTTTGCGGATGTCGCGGGACTTGCCAATCCGCACCTTCCACATGGCCTGATCGTCGTCGCTCATCGTGAGCTGGGTCTGCGGGTCAGGCAACGCGGATCTCCCGTCCCGCTAAGAGGCCGGTCGGCTTCTTGGATTGCTGACTGAGCCACGCCAGCGTCCAGGGTTTTGCCTGTGCCTGTTCCACGATCGTCCGGCCCACGGGCGGCCGACTCATCGCGCCGTAGCGCAGCGCGTCAAGTGCGTGATCGTCGATCTTCGTGTCGAGGTCGTCCGCGTCGAGCTTGTCACTGATGCCGGCCGCGATCGTGCGCCTGAGATACCGGCAGTTCGGGTCCACCGTCAGCCACGGGAGGCCATCGGGCGCGGTCCGCAGGAGTTCGTGAATGCGTTGCCACCCATTTTTTCTATCGTTGTCGCCTTTGCGCATCGGTAACTTGCAGCGTTGTAAGGTTTCCCCGATCGCCTCACCCTTCCCAGCGCCCGTGTGCTGCCAGCACGCGGGATCCGCGACGAGGTAATCCAGTTTCAGCCCAAGGGCCTGGAGGTCCGCCTTGATGCGCTGGCCCACTTCCCACACAGGCGTGTGTTGAAATTTCATCTCGCGCCAGATGTGATAGTGCCCATCCAAGAGCACCATCCAGAGTAGAAAGCAGCCCGGCGAATTGAACCCCCAGTCGAGCGATCCGAAGGCTCTCATGCGGCCAGCTCCCGCACGTGCCACGGTTGACCGTCCTTGGTTTCCTGCCACTCGCTGAAGAATTGTCCCGCGAAGACTCGCCAATCGCCATCGGCGAGTTGCCGATAGCGCGTGCCACTCAAGACCGCCAGATCGGTATCCCGGTAGTCGTCACGCATGTACGGATTGTCTTGCAGTTTGGCCGGAATGAAGGCCCACTGTTCGGGCCGATAGCCCTTGGTCTGTTCGCCGGCCGCGTTGAACACCGGCTGCAGCGCGGGGAACTTCTCACAGTCTGGTCGATGGTCGATGAACATGTCGAGCAGCCAGAATGCCGAGGGACCGCCTGGATTGGTCACCGGGATAAACCGGGGCTCCACGCGGAGGCCCTGGCGATCCTTGTAGGCTTTCCGCGCCCGCGTCGAGAGTTCCGCCAGCATCGGCACGCCATCATCGTTCAGCGGATATAGGCTCGCTTCATCCGGCACGATCGCGCCGTAGTCGGTGCCCATGTACCGGGACATCGCGTCGGCTTCCGCCATGTGGCCGCAGTCGATGATGGATTCGTCCGACCCCGCGCCAAACGACACCTTGCGATCCGATTTCCAGAACTTCCCACCGAGCAACGGGACTTCGCGTTCCATCTGCCGGAGGTGTGTCTTATCGAGTTGGTCCCAGTTTTCGCGCAGGAGCAAGGCTTCGTGGCCTGGCACGCGCATCGACCGCCGGTACAGCCAGTGCCGAATCCCGACTGACTTCCCTGGACCGGCATGCCCGCCCCAGAGCAGATTGCGGGCGGTCGATTCCTCGATGGCGGTCTGACTCGGCAGCGGGACGTGGAAGCACTGCGGGGCTTTCCCTTTAAACTGCGAGGTCACCGCGACGTTGGCCTGTCGGCGCCAGTCGATCGGACAGAGCCAGCAGCGCAAGTTCAGGACTTGCCCCACCACCAGCGCGGCGCCACACCAGCAGCACGTGCTCGTCGCGTGCGGGGTGCCGATCGGCGCGAGGTCGAGATCGATCATCGGCGGCCAAACAGCGGTTTCCGCAACCCTGGGGGCGGGAGCCCCGGCGGGAGACTCCGCGACAAGCCCGGCTGCGCGGAATGGCCCACCGATGGGGCCAGACTCGGGATCGGGGGCGTGCCCAGTGGGGGCCCACCGGGAGGCAGCATCTGCGGCCCCATCGCATTCCCTGGGGTCGGGGCACCACTGGCCGCTTTCAACTTGCTCAGGATGGCTTCGCGGATGAGCGACGAGCGATTGCCGGTGCCTGCTCCAGAGGGTAACCCGGCTGGTGGACGCAGGGGAAAGGGCATACAGACTCCTACATCTATTTCGAGCTGACACACATCCACGTCACGATATCGCTCGCGGTCAAGGCGGTCGCGATCACGGTGAGCTGCGTCGTCGTGGTCGTACACCGAATCGCGAGCAGCGTCGTATCGTCCTGGCACATGCAGAAGGGCGCCGATGGGAAAGCCGTGCCGTTGAAGTTCACGACGCCACCGGTTCCGGGGGTCACCGTGCCGACGTTGAGCGATCCGGCAAACGGCGTCGAGCCTGCTGTAACAGCGGGACCGGTGCCAAAGCCTGAGGCGATGGTGGGCAGGGCCGAGACATTAATCATCGCCCCCATCGAGACGCTGTTGTTTTGAATGTCGTATTGCCCCACCGCGGGACTATTCAAGAGAATCCGCGCCCCGAGGTTGGTGGTGGATCCCGCTAATTGTGTGATGCCATTGAGGGTCAGATTCCCGGTTGTATCTCCCTGCGTCCCATTCCCCACGGCTAAGGTGGCAGGAGCCGTGCGGCTGATCCCGCTATCCAGCGCCGCTGCCTCGTTTGTCGCCGTCCAGCCCAGCACGCCCGCACTGCCGAACGCTACCTTGGCCGTCGTCAGCGCGACGCCGCTGGTGCCCCCGGTCGTAATCCCCACCTTCCCCGCGTACAAATTCACGAGGAACGTATTGAGCATCGACTGTAAGTCTGGCTGCTGCGCCGCGACTCCCACGGCTCCGAGCAGCAGACTCAGCCCGACGACCGCCATCCGCAGCCGCTTCACGCCCGATCCGTTCCCGTCGGATGCCCGCCCTGCGGATTCGGGTACCGTTCGTGCGACTCCACTGTCTGATCTCGCGGGGACGGTGCCACCGGACTCGTCGCCGGCCACCCCTCCCAGCCCCGCGTCGTCGGCGCCACCGGCTCACTCGCCACTGGCACACCGTCCACGTAGTGCGGGGCCGGTCCTGGTGGCAGGGGTGGCTGCACCGGCACATAGATCCCACTCGCCGTCACCGCGTGCGTCGGCACCACCTTCGCCCCCGTCTCCGGATGCACCGCGTCCGCGGCCACCAGTCTCCCGTGCTGGTCATGTGTGGCATCTGGGACCGGATACTTCCCGTCCGGACACCAGGTCCCCGTCCACGGATCCACCACCCCGTCCTTCTCATACACGCTGCGTAACCGGCTGATCTCCCCCGCCGCCCTCGAGAGCAGCGAATGCGCCACCCCCTCATTCTTCGGATCGTTCGCCACTCGCTCCTGTATCTCTGTGACTAGGTCCATCATTCGCTCCTGTTTACGTCCTGTCGCCAATCTAGAAGAGCGCCCATTCACTCGGCAAAGGCTCATTCGTTCACCGTCCCGAGCCTGCCCCTTTTTTCTTGCCCCGCCGCCCGATCAGCCGTCAGCTCAGCCGCGTGTCAGACTGAGAGAAAATCATCCAGCCTGTCGGGCCGCCGCCGCCGGGTTGGGTCCCTCGGGGGTTCCCGCGCCGAGGCCCCGGTGGCCTTCCTCCGCAGTTCGTGTTATGCTCACGGCCTGCTCGCTCGTGCCTGCCTAACGCACTGACCGCCAACCGATTACGGTTCTATGGCTCAGGTAACCAGAATGGCTATTATCAGACTCAGGGGTAATCGTTAGGGATTCAGCCCCAAGCGAAGGTCCCCTTCGAATCGCACTTCGCTTTCGCCTGTCTTTGCTGGCGATTCCGCGATCTGCACCCGGACATCACTGTCCCTGACCCCGATCTGCACCACCACCTTGGGGCCGTCTTGGCTGTCTTGGCGACGTCCCCACTTCTCGGGAAATCGGCGCTCCAGGTAGGTCATTTCAGCGGCCCAGAACTGCGGTAACTCACCGGCTTTGCGCACTTTACGGACCGCATCGCAGGCGGCTCGAGCGACGAGCCTTTTGCAGACCGCAGCAAATCGGTCGAAGGGCGCTTCGCCAGCTTCTCCGCGTTTGTTCCAAGTGCGGTAGGTTTCGTAGGCTAAACCTGAAGCATGCGCGGCGTCGTCGTAGTAATTGCCGGCTTCGAGGTGCGTAAAGAATTGCAGGAGGGTTTCTGGATTGGCGATATCGCTCGGTCGGCCACTAGGTGGTGGTCGGTAGGCTTGGCTGATTTCGTCGGCGAGTTGTTCCAGCTCGTGGGTCAGCGGCTCGTCCTCGATGCGTTCGTCCCGGTTGCAGCTCTAGAGCGTGGTGCGCTGACGCGGACTTTATCTGAAACCTGCTGCAGCGAGAAATAGCACATTCTGAGAGAGTTACAAGAGGGTGCTGGCAGAGACGGCGACTGACGCGCAGTGAGGGGGACTGACGGCGTGCTACGGCTGAGCGTTATTCACTTGCCTGAGCTGGCGGAACGGCTGAGCGAAAATGGACACCGAATCCTTAGACATTTCACGAACCCGGAAGGTGCACACCCCAGAAACCCGCGTCGCTGCATCACGCGGCCCCTTTCGGCGGTTGATTCCGAATTCGTAGGAGTTGCTTCGTGGTCCGATACGTCTCCAGCATCCCTTGGGCTTTCCATTTCCGCACGGTACTGCGGGAAATGCCCCATAAAACCGCGTACTGGTTGAGACTCACCCAGCGGGAATGAGGCGTCACGGTGGCTAAAGGTTTCATGCGCCACCCGCGATGTAGCCGACGAGGCCGACGCGTTCTTCGGGCGCCAAGGCGACATACTGACGAAATTCCCACTTCAGGAACCGCATCTGCAGACAAGCGGCCACGTCCTGCAGCACCACGGCGAGGTCAAGGGCTTCGTGTGGACCCGCCGCGCACGCGCCATCGTGGACGCCGTGCCACCAGTTGCCGTCCTGCCAGACTTTCGCGTCGGCACTCATCGCGGGAATCTCCAGTGGGAGAACGGGGTAACCGTGGCGAGGGGCTTCATGGGCAGTACAAGCGGAGAGAGTGCCGGAATCGAACCGGCACGCGTCAAGACGCGACGGCTTAGCGGGCCGCTGCTTTACCATTCAGCCAACTCTCCAGAAGAGACGCCTCCGCACAGCAGCCACCCGCCTGAGATCGCCCCGCACAAGATGGGCGTCTGACCGATTGCGCGGTCAGTCAGCGAACCGATGGCTTTCCACCAACTTTTCCCGCTGAGCGTTCCTCGTTCAAAATCTGAGCGTTCCTCGTTCAACGCTAAGCTTCTGAGGAATGTTCGTGGAGTTGAACCACAAACGGCGCAGCAGGCCGTTATTACCAGTTGGAGCCGGTTTTCACCCCGGCAAGGGTTCCTGCGCATTGTTCTCACTTCGCCGCCGAAGGCGCGTTGATTCCTCGCGTTCTTTCCTTCCGTTCGGTATAAAATGCCGCATGACACCACGATGCCGACGCGGTCACATCCGCACCCCAGCGAATACGCATCAACGCAGCGACGGCAAAATCGTCTGCCGGGAATGTCGTCGCGCTCGCGTCCGCCGGTGGCTCCAGACACCCGCGAACACCGACAAGATGAAAGGCTGGATCCGCGGCCATCGGCGGCGTGGGCACGCCAGTCGCCTCGCGCTTGTTCGCCGCGCCAAGAACAAACCGTGCGCCGACTGCGGCCGCCGCTTTCCGCACTATGTGATGGACTTCGATCATCGACACGATAAGACGTACCTCATCGGTCGCATGGCACACACGACGATCGCCATCTCTAAAATCCTCGCCGAAATCGCCAAGTGCGACGTCGTGTGTGCCAATTGCCATCGAGAACGCACCTACGGCCCTACGTGATGTCCATCATCACGGTGGCATTGCGAAGCGAGAGTTGCCCGTCAAGCGTCCCGAGAATCGTTTCGAGCTGTTCGGTCTCTTTGGCCAGCGCCGCTTCATCCACGTTCACCAACACGTCGGTCATTTGCGCGGCCGTGTTCACCTCCGTGGCCGTCCGCATCCCCCAGCCCTTTTGTTGCGCCTGACTGCGCGCACTCAGAATACTCTGCCGCATCTTCTGGAGATGCGCCCCGTGCCCGGGCGCGATTTCCTTCCGCCACGTCAACCACTCGGCAATCGTTTTCGTGACCTCGCTCACCGTGATCGGCGTCGCGTGATTCATCCGCTGAATCGCCGTTCGAATGGCGACGTGCCGCGTTTCCAGGTCCGCAATCGCTTGCCGTTCCCGCTTCACGACCTCGACCGACCCGCCATCCTTCTCGACCGGATCGCGGATGCCATCGGAGCGGAGCAGGAGCCCACCGACGTACTCGCGTTTCTTCTCGATGCGCTTCTGCAAGGTTTTCAGTTCCGCCAAGCCTTCCGTCACGGTCATGCGGTCCCCCTTTCGCGCTGGATGCCCATTCTACCCGTCTGCGCGCCCCCAGGACGCGCGATCGCCCTCATGCTAAGGGGAAAGTCGCGCACCGTGCCGTCTTTCATCTTGATCGTGATACTGCTCATGGCTGATCCTCGTCACACTCACGCTGAAACGCGCAGGACGCGCACTCCCACACGATCCCGCTGCCGCCGCATTCCTCGCACGGTTCCATGTCGCACAAGCCGTCGTTGTAGGGGCTGAATCGGCCGCGCATGTCCACGAAATAGGTGCCTTGCCCCTTACACATCGAACACGTCTCACAGGTGCAGCGAGGCGGCCCGACATTAGAGCACGGCCCCGTATGTCCTCTCGGTCGTTCACAGACCGTCGAGCCCGTGCCCGTCCGCACAATCAGTCCACACGGCGCCTTTTCATTCATCGCGTCACACAGCCAATCGCCGCCAAGGCCTGCTCCGGCGTCTCGACGCGCACCACGGGCCACCCCTGCTGCTGCGCCTGCTGCTGGGCTTTGGTGGGCGTGCCGGCTTGTTGGCCTCGGAGCTTCGGGCGCTTGACCTCCAGCAGCGTTAAATCCGGACGGCCCCACGCGCGCCGATACACCAGCAAATCCCCGACGCCCTTCGCGCTGAGCCGCAGCACCAGCGCGCCAGCCTTTTCGAGCGCCTGCACGACAGCCTTTTCGTTGCTGTCGCGACGGCCGCGGGTCCGGAGGGGTTGGCTCATCGGCCTATTCTCGACATCGGTTTACTCTTGGACTTCCCGGCTGTCGCATAACTCTCAGCCGCCTTCGCCACCACACGAAACCGCTCACCCTTTTCGCACCAGCACGGCATCCCATAGTCGTGCTCGTAGTCCGAATCGGGATGCTGCCAGCAGAGGCGCTTGTATTTTCCCGGCGTTTGTCCAGCGAAGTCCGTGCGCGTGGAAATGCCATTACAACGGGCGCCTTTCCGACAGACGGCCATGACGAGGCCTGTCTCGCCGCACTGCTCGCAGACGTAATGCCATTCCCGCTGAAACGGCCAACTCGCGCGCAGAATCGTCGCCAGATGGCTCACCCGATCCGGGAGACTCACCCCCTGCGCTTTCTCGTCCTCCCAAAACTTCATCCCCTGCATGAACGATTGCACGAGGGGTCCCCACTGCTGCGACGCCTTCCGACGAGCGGCGCGTGCCGCGGCACGGAGCTTGAACAGCTCCGCCATTGCCTGATCGATGCGCGTCTGATCGTTGTCGCTCATGACTCACGCCCGTGCGTCGCTTCCCACTCGGCATACCGCTCCGAGAGCCAGTTGAACCGGGAGGACAAGACGCCAATGCCCCGGTCCGTCGTGGCAATCCACTCATCATCGGTCGCCGGATTCAGTAGGATTTCGGCGTATTTCTTCAGCCGTTCGAGCGTCGTCGCCGCCAGCATGCGTTTGACGAGCGGCACGTCCTTGTCCCACTTCACGAGATAATCCGCACCGAACCGGCTGCGCCGGTATTCCTCCTGAAACCACTGCAAAAACTGCTTCGCTGCAATCGGCTCAACGGGGGCTTTTTTCCCATTGCCGTTTGCAGACACCACTGGCCGGGCCGGTTCTGTCGGCCCTTCTGTGTTCTTTGGTACGGTACGGATCGGATGGGATGGGACGCGCGCGCGGGGACCGCCGGAGTCCGGTTGGATTCCGGCCGGAGTCCGCGTGGAGTCCGTGAACCGCTTCCGCGCGGCATCCTCCGCGCGTTTCGCAAACACCACTGCCCTCGACGGGTTGTAGTCGAGATAGTCATGAACCAGGTAACCACTGTCAGCACGGTCAAATAGGCCGGCGGCCACGAGGTCCTCCGCGAGCCGTTTTGCCAATGCGTGGCCCTTGACTCCAATCAGGGGGAGGGCCACTTCTGAAATAAATCCGTCGGTCAATTGGCTTTGCGCGTGGGCAATCCCACACACCCAGAGCCAAGACGCCGCAGGTCCCGCTCGTAAAATTTTCTCATTTCGTGGGGCTTGATCGTCTAAACGTACCCAGGCCATGTCTCCGTCTCGCCGCTCGTCATGTCGTCGCCTCCTCTAGGTCGTTTCTTTGAACACGATCGGAAATCGGGCATCCGTGAACGTGCCTTGCTTGGTCTGAAAGGTCTTCGTCGGGATGGCCATGAGCTTGTGAGTGTTCACTTTTCCGGTCAGCCTGCAATGGCACTCCAGGCACGTCACGATGGCCGCTCGGGCGTCGAAGCGAAGATCCCCCGCTCGCCCATGGCAGTGATGGACTTCGCGCCGCTCCGGGACTCGGGCGAGCGTCTGCAGCACCTTCCGGCCACAACACCGACAGCGGTTGTGATCCCGCGCGATGACTTCGGCCCGAAAGGCTTTCTCGTCGACCTTTGTCAAGGGCCGAGCTTCAGCAATTTCCTCCAGGCGCGTCTTCCCTTTCGGGATGGGTTTACCAGCCCGTGAAGCTTGGACTTCTGCCAGAGTTGGGAGATTGAACGGCATCAGCTCGGCTGTTGTTTTACGTCATAGGCTGCGCGTCGTGCGCGTTGCACACGCTGACGTTTCCGCAGCTTCGCCTGCTTCGATAACTGCGGCACTCGAGGCTGTCCTCGCGGGCCGTAGTGATGCAGTTTGCCGAGACCGAGGCCGCTCAGGTTCATCAAAACACCGCCTCACCCTGCAACACACCGAGTCTCGCCGCGAGTTGCACCGTTCGCAGAATGTCGGCCCGACAGTGCGCCGCCACCTGATCCCACTTCGCCTCAGCCACCAACCCAGCGATGTCCGCGCCCGTCGTCGCATCCGGCACGTCGATCGCGAAGCGTTTGCAATAGAACGCCAGCCCGCGCATCTTCTGCGCCCCGTCATACGACAACGTCAATAGCAGATCCTCGATGCCTTCATGCCGATAGCGATTGATCGGGAGTCGTGGGGTATGCACCCCAAGGTAGAGCGAGCGCCGCAGCAGCAACGGCAAGTCATACCCCAGACAATTAAATCCAATCAGCAATGGCCGGCGCATCGACGTCCCGACACACGAGGTCCAGAACCACTGCAGCAGCGCCCGTTCCTCATCCTCGGTTTTGGCGAGGCGCACGTCCGGCTCACTGGCCCCGAGGACCACGCCCAGGCAGACAATCCGCGCGAGGTCCATATCGAGCGCCGCTTTCGCTAACTGCTCCCGCTGCGCCTTTTCGATGTACGCCGCAATCGCTTCCGCCTTGACGTAGTTCGACGGGGCCATCACCGGCTCGAGGAAATCGGCCGCGCCGTCAATCGCAACCGCTTCCGTATCAAACACCAGAGATTGCACGCCGCGCCTCCTTTCGCTTGACCCAAGCGGCTTTCCGTTGCGCAGTGGTCAGTCTCTCGTTCAGCGCCTTCAGGGCCGCAGCGCGATTCGTGGCCCCGCTCGTCGTCAACTCGTGCCGGTGACGATTGATATGATCAGTCGGCGTGATGACCTCAAGGTTTTCGGGCCGGTTGTCGGTCGGATCGCCATTGATGTGATGCACCACTTCATGGTCAAAAAGTGGACGCCCAAGCGTACGACTCGCCACGAGACGATATTCGTAGACATAGCCGAGCGCCGTGGCGTTAGGGTGGTCAGGTGCATAGAGTCGGACCCGTCCATCACGTTTCTCGAGGACTCGCCCTCCGCGCCAGTTCGGATTTCCCGCGGCACGATACGGACGGCAGGGCTTCGAGCAGTACTTGCCATGCCCGCGTGCAAGTGTGGACGGATATACCCAAAACGATCGTCCGCACGTCGGACACGTCTGGCCCACCATCAGCGTTGCCCCTCTTCTTCCATCCACGGCGGTGGCCCTTGGTCCTCCGGGTCTATGACCGGGGGCTTGCGCGTCGGCGGATCCAGCCGGTCTAGGTCAAACTTCCCAAACTTTCCCGGCTTGATCACGGGCGTGACGAGCGTCCCCGCGTCTCGCGCGGCTTCCGCCTTCCGACCCAGCGGCGTAGCAATCGTGCTCGCCACGCGGCCGTCGCGAAAGGTCACGACGTAGCGCGTGTAATTCTTGCCATCCGGCTTCTCCGACTCGACTTTCACCACATGCGTGCCGCTGGGCGACATCGCCTCAACCGCAGGCGTGGAAGGCGCCCCAGGTTCTCCCCGAGCTGAGGCGCCCCGGTCGGATCTGGCCGGGTCCTTCGGCGGGACTGCCGCAGGGGCCGTGTGGAGGTCTTTCCCGTTGCTCTTGGCGGGCTGGACCGTCTGCGCGTCAGTGTCCTCTTCGGCCGCGACGTTCAGGGCCGCCCCGAGCGAGTACCGACGGGCGTACGTACAGGCCGCGCCCGCGTTCTGCGGCGTCGTTCCGGCCGGCAGCGCAAACGGCGTCGAGCGCCACCATTGCCCAGAGCTATGCGTGATCTGCGTCGTCACGCACACCTCAATCTCGCTCTGGGCGTCCACCCGCCCGCAAAACACATCCTGCTGCACGCTCAGCCCGTGCTTCGCGAGGGCCGGCCGGGTGGCCTCGATCAGTTCGTCCAAGGTGCTGTACCTGTACGAAAACGTGCCCGCTTTGGCCGTGCGCGATTTCTTCGGCACGAGAAATTCCGCCTGCGCCTTCGCCAACGCCGCCGCATACTCCGTAATCACGTCAGACTGGGGCATCGGTTCGTCTTTCTGGTTGCTGTTTCCGCACGCACGCCTCACACGCGACATGGATCAGATACGGCTCAGTCTTGTGGATCCACACGGATCGCCCACACTCGCAACACGTCCGCTCGACCCCGCGCGTCGGTTGCCAGCGGGCCTCGTCATCCTCCGGTGCGCGAGTTTTCCAGTCGTCATAGGCCATTCAGGCCCCCGTCTTCACGTCTTCGCCCAAATCAAACACATGCCCGACGTACTCGCCTTCGTTGATCTGGAACGTCCCGATAAACGCGCCGATCTCACCGACTGGCACGCCGGTCGGGTAGACGAGCACGTGCCGTGTGACTGGCGTGACGCGATCGGTACGAACACGCGCCCACAACACCGGGACTTCGGTGTCTGTCTCGCGCCGCTGCACGCCTACCGCCAGTAGACGGGAACCTGCCGGCATCCGCAGCACCGTCACGCCCGACAGCGAGAGATCGAATTTCCAGATCGCGGTCGGGATCGGCTTCTCGACTTCGCGTGTGCGGGAATAGCCATCCATTCAGGCCCCCGTCTGCCGCGCGGGCACGGCGGCGTCAGAGTCAGGCTGGACCGTTTCTTTCACTAATCGAACTGCAGCATTGAACACCCGCCATTTCGCCGCATCCCATTCGGCATACGGCGCGGTGTCGGCCGCAGCGGGATCCAGTCCCTCAACGGCAGCTTTCAGATCGCGGAACAACTCCATATGTCGAAGGAGTTCCGCTGGCGTGGGCCACCAGGATGTGGGCTGGGCGCCCATGCGTGTAAGCTGACCATTGCAGACCTGATCGGCCTCGTGTTGTCTGCCGTGCTTGTCGCAGAAATACACAACTGGCGTATCTAAACCACTACAGATGTGGGTAGCCGGATATCCGCAGGCTTCGCACCGCCGTTGCGTGTGGTAGTTCAACAACATCTACGCGCTCTCTTTCTGGTCGGGCACGGCCGCTAACTTCCGTGTGGACTTCGGTTTGCGGTCCTTCTGCTGCTTCCGTAATTCAGTCAGCGCCAGATCGAAGCCGCGTAATTGCTGCTGCAGAACCTCGTGCTGGGCGGCGAGTTCGTCACGCGCCGCTTGCGCATGGGCAATCAGCTTCTCCAGAACGGTGGTCTTCGCCATTAGATCGCCGCCCCGCCGATCGGCGCCGGGTGGATGCGGCCCACGCCTAAGGGCAGTTGTTCCTCGGCTGGATTCGGCTCCTGTACCTCTTCACGTTCGATATGGACGAAAATCCGGTCGTTCAGCTTCCACCGCGCAATGCTGGGGTCCGTGTCTTCTGTCAACACGATCCAGTTGAAAAACCGCACGCCCTCAGGCCGGAGCGTGACTTCCACGCTGCCGACTTTTTCCTTGCGCTCACTGACGATGAACACGAATTCCATTTACTGATCTCCTGAACTTTTTCGCAGCTTGGGTGGGACGAGCCGATCCATGCCTTCAAGCCGTGTCTGTTCCCGCTTTGGCTGGATCGCCCAGTACACCGCCGCCCCGATCCAACAGCAGAGATTGATCCCCATCCCTAACCAGAAGAGGGTGGTACAGGTCATCGGAACACACTCATTCCACTGGCTCGTACGTTGCCGCGAAGATGTCCGGCTTGCAGGGATAGTGCTCGCCTTGGACGCCGGTGATAATCCAGTCGCGGTCTGATGCGATGAGCGGTCCTTCTAAGGTCTGCACCCAGTACTTGCCGTCAAGTGGATGAGTGGACCTGTCGTCGGCGTCTTTCGGTTGGCCGAAGTTCACGCCGTAGGGGACGTACATCGCCAACGAATCCGACCCGATGATCAATTGCTCGGCCTGAATCACGACCGGTTTCTTTCTGAACGACGGCATCAGATCACCCCTTGTCTTTCCCTGCGGTACCGAAGCGAGGGGACTTCCCGCGTCTGTCCACGCGCGCATAGAGGTCTTCGTCGTCGTCTAGCCTCTCACCCTTCGGCGGCTGACTCCCCCAGATCGTGAGCGCCAGCACCACCCCCGCTACACAGATCCCGCCGAGGAGATAGAAGAGCCACGTCATGCGGCTAGCCCTTCCGCCTGGAGGATGCGCTGGGCGATCCATTCCGCGATCTGCGGGACGATGCTGTTGCCCAAGCCTCGCAGACGGTCCACCCGAGCGGATACCCCATGAGCCACTCGACCCACGTCGGGTTCAATTGCCCACCAGCCATCAGCAAGGATTCCTCGCGTCCAACTAAGGCGCGGAGTTTCGCCCGTGCCCCGCTGCCGCCGTTCAGTCCCGTCGTCCCGCCGCTCTGCTGTTGCGCACTCGGCGTTGGCCACTGCGTCAACAGCACATGCCGCGCTAAGCCCACCGATCCATCCACGCCTTGATTGCTGATCTTCCGGGGGTTTCCCGAGGGCAACCATCGGATCTCCGTCGAGTCGTTCAAAACTTGCCCCGTCGTACCATCGCTCGCCGTTGGGGTAGGCAACCAGCCAGACGCGATCTCTCTGGTGAGGGGCGCCGAAGGCACTCGCTGGTAAGCAATCCCACTCCGCGTCATACCCGCACGCGGCCAGGTCTCCGAGAACGCCTCCGAAGAACCGTCCAGCATCTGCGGAGAGCAGTCCGGGTACGTTTTCAAAAACCGCCCATCGGGGCCTAAGCTCGCGAAGCAATCGAGCACACTCGGGCCAGAGGTCGCGTTCGTCGGCGGCACCCAGTCGTCGGCCAGCGAGCGAGTGCGGTTGACAGGGAAAGCCTCCGCAAACAACGTCAACTGGCTCGAGTCGATCTCGATGTCCGCTGCCGCCACACCCCGCAGGTTGTTCTTGCTCCATTCGCGTTGCTCGCTCGCTGGCGTGGACGGTGCCCACGAGTCGCCCCGCGTCGGCGTCGACCACAACTTGTCGGACATCCTCGTACCGCCTCACCTCCGGCCAATGTTTCGCCAGCACCGCCCGACAGAACGGATCGATTTCTACCTGCCAGCGAATCTCAAACCCGGCCCGTTCGAAGCCCAGATCGAACCCGCCGATCCCCGCAAATAAACTCCCCACCGTCATGCCGCCCCTGCGATCCCGCCGAGCAGGTAGGCGAGCCAGGTCATGGCTGATAGCCGTTCGCCTTCAAGACGGCGATGTCTTCCGCTTCCTCGCGCGTATCGGCGCGTTTCAAACCCAAGACGAGGCGGGCGTGGTGCAGACCGGCGAGAAATTCCAACGAGTCGTCGGTATCCCACGCCATGACGATGCGCCTCAGAATAGTGGCGTGGTCAGGTGTCTCGTGGTCGCTCATGGTGTCCCCCGGCGTCCGTCCGGCGCGTCGAGTGGCGGCGCCGGGCCTTCGCACCCGACACACCGCAGCTTGGTCACCCTCAGCCGTGACCCGGGAAAGCGGACGAGGAGCAGGGCGGCGCCGCGCCGGACCTCCTGCCCACAGGCACCACAGCGACAGTCGACGAGTGCGCGCGTCCAGGCCTTCACGGCTACGTCTCCACCGCAGGCTGATACGCCCTCACCGGAACATCGAACGACCACGCAATGGCGGCCCGCGCCGTCCGGATCGTTGGTGGTACCCGCAGCAAGTAGGTCTTCCGACGGCCGTCCGGTTCCGGCGTGCTGTTCACGACCTCGACCATCGTCAACGGTTCGTCGCCCTCGATGGGCATCTGGTACAGCACGCCGACGGCGTCACGATTCAGGACCGCGGCGCCGGCGTCGACCATGAAACGGCCGTGGCCGTACCGCTCGAGCATCACGCGCCGCAGTTCAACGTTGGGTTGGCCGAGGATCTTCTTCACCGTGATGCGCTCCGGGTGCAGGATGATCTCGGCCGGTACCTGCACACCGCGCCAGAAGTAGTACGCCGCACCGCCCGGCCACTGCACCGCCGGCCCCTCAGCGCTGTGAAGGAGTTCGCCCTCGAGGCGCAGCACGGGACGCGGCACCGCGACGACCTCCGCGCTGGTCACCCAGAACAGCCACAAGCCTGCTTCGTACGCGTCGACGAACGGCAGCCAGATGCCGATGTATTTCTCGACAGCGGCGCTCCAGGCGGCGCTCCAGGCGGCGCTCTCGGCGGCGCTCTCGGCGGCGCTCCAGGCGGCGCTCCAGGCGGCGCTCCAGGCGGCGCTCCAGGCGGCGCTCTCGGCGGCGCTCCTGGCGGCGCTCCTGGCGGCGCTCTCGGCGGCGCTCTCGGCGGCGCTCCAGGCGGCGCTCCAGGCGGCGCTCCAGGCGGCGCTCCAGGCGGCGCTCCTGGCGGCGCTCCTGGCGGCGCTCCAGGCGGCGCTCCAGGCGGCGCTCCAGGCGGCGCTCTCGGCGGCGCTCCAGGCGGCGCGGAATACGTGCATCCATGCCGCTTCGGCGTCGGTCACCCAGACGACCGGCAGCGGTTCGAGGCCGAGCGCGCGGAAATGATCGGCGAGCGCGCGTTCAGCGCGCCCGCGATCGAGGGTTGGAGCCGCAGCGCTCGCCGCAGCGAGGCGGTCGATGATGCGTTGCGCGGCGTCGCCGATGACCACGGTCGCCATGTGTCAGTCCGCGACGCTCCGGATAGCTTCGGGGCTGTACTCCCGTTGCCTGATGACCTCCCAGGCGCCGGCGCCAATCGGCTGCAGCAGCACGTCGCCCTGGCGCACCTGGACCGGGTTCGCCTGGTCGAGCGCGATGGCCGCGTGCTCCTGATGCCGCAGCACGCAGGGCCTGGTGACGAGCAGGATGCGACGACCGTCTGGCTCTTCGAAGAAATCAGCCGCGGGGATCGCGAGCATCGTCTCGTCGACGTCGACGAGCTCGTGCGCGTGGCCGGTGACCTCGCCGTGCGCGAGGATGATGCGCCCGCCTTCTCGAAGGTCGCGCGCGTGGGCAGATCGGGTCACAATGTTCATCAGTCAGCTCCTGTTCGTGAAATCTGTCGGTACGCCTCCGTCGTCACGTACCCGACGTAGCGCTGGTGCCCCATCACGTCGACGATGGCCCAGCCATCAAACGCCGCCTGCTTCTGTTCGGTCATGGGGTGTCCTTGCCTCGCTCAGACTTCATGGCGATTGCGCTGAAACGTGCGATTCGTCGGTCGACACGCACAGACGCAGACGAACGGGTGCGGCGCGTGGGTATGCGTCCGACCACATCGCGCATCGCCGGGACACGCGATATACACCGAGCCGGTGTCCTGGCACCGGTCGCACTCGTAGCGCGCGAGGTCGATTGGAGGGTCCGCCTCGAGCCGTCGTCGGCGAGCCTCGGCTTGCACCGTCTGGGCAGCTTGGAACCACTCGCCCGTCGTCGGAAAGTGGGGTCGTCATGCCAGCCCGCACGGTGCAGCAATCGCACGGCTTCGCCAAGACAGCGTTGTTGATCTTCATGCACGCCCGCACTGGCTGGCATAGGTGTCGCGCTCATGGCTGATCCCTCCCGCCGTCGCGCGTGCGGGCGGTCATGCGATCCGGCCTTGTTCTGGTTGCGGCAGGCCGAAGCGTTGGTCACGAATGACCGGGCCGTCATAAATCAGCTGGCACGATTGCGGATCGTCAGCCGTCGCCTCGTTCCCCCACTCCGCTTTGTCCGCGTCATGCCACGCGCGGATCGCATCCGGCATCGTGGCCGCTTCCACGTAGTACTCCGTCTCGTTGTGGTTGATGAGATATAAGCTCACCGTCCCCACCCTTCATCAATCGCGTCCAGCCACACCTTGTCCTCGTCCGTCAGCGGCGGCGGCGGGGGCTGTGGACTCGGCAGTTTGATCCGATGCGGCTTCGTCTCAGGACGCAGCAAGCACTCTCCGAGGATCGGCGTCGGGTGTGTCGTCCGCGTCCAGAGGCAATGGCCGGAGTGCCCGGAACGGAGCGCGCATCTGGTGTTCATTTGTCCAACTTCTCCACGTCGGCGTCGAGTTGCGCGAGATCCAGCGGCGGCCGTTCCCTCGCCGCGAGAAGGATCGCGTCCACCACTTGCGGGATCAGCGTGTCGATCAGGTCCTCGGACAGCGAGTGATGCACGTGATCCAAGAGCCGTTTCAAGAGCACAACGGCTGTATCCCGAGGCGTCATCTTGCGCGGCCCGCCGTCGTCTAGGGGGCCGGTCATGATCGACCCTTCGTCGGCTTCGCCGATTCGCGCACGTTGGCAGTGATATGGCGCGGACGATTGCGCGCCCCACCGTTCTTTCTGGTAGATGGTCCTTTGTATTGCCCCAAGCGTTGCGTAGGCGTTGTGGCCGTGAGCCGATACGTACCCGGTTCAAACTGGGACGCTCGGTCAAACGCCACGATTTCACGCCCGATTGCTTGCGGCGTCTGGTAGCGAATCCACGACTTCTTGTCCTTCGTCTTCA